TGTTCCAGATAAACACGCGGTTGAATCTTGATGGAAGCTTGCTTGATCGTGAAATCAAGTTCGCTGTACATCATCTGCACTTCCTTCCAACTGTCAGCAATCCACGTCTTGAAACGCGAGTGCATCTTGTCATCGGGAGAAGTAAAGGAGGTTCCAGTACCAATGTCATCCAGAGTCACACCTGACTCAAGAATCGCTTTGTTGACCATTTGACGGTAAGTTTGCTGTGCCATTGGTACTGGGCTCCCTATTCAGTTAAGCGGTTGCTTCAATCAGCAACTTGTTCTTGTTCCAGTTCTTCAGCAAACCACTTTCAATGGCAGCTTGCAACTGCTTAGGCTTCGGCCAAAAGCCAAACTCTTCAAAGTACGCACGATACGGAGCGAGCATCCGTTCTTTCTTTTCTTCGTGACCAAGGGGCTTCGCCTTTCCGTCCGTAATCATGTGAACGGTCATCGGGTAAGCTTCAGCTTCATCCCAGTAGTAGCGATTCTTGCTGTTTTCTGCCTCTTCTTCGTCAGTCATCAAAGTCAGGCGTTTGCAATCCTTCAACATATCCACAACTTCCACGCGCACATCAACCATGTGGTTCTTAGGGATGTAGCAAACGTAACCGTTAACGGAACACGGTTCGGGGTGACGAGAAGTACCGGGAACGTGATGGAGGGTAATGCGAGCCCATCCGGGCTTTGGTGCATCTCCTGTCGAGGGCTGTGCGTAGTCTGCCGTGTTCAGCTTTTCCTTGATGGCCTTGATTACATCTTTCTTGGTCATGTCGGTAGTACACTTGACGGCAAACACCTTAGCGGCACGCTTACGAAGCTCACCCATCGGAAGGGTTTCAAGCTCCTGCAAGACGGCGGCGGGGTTGATGTCATTTTCACTCACTGTGATTTACTCCTAAATTCGCACCGTTAGAAAAGGGAACGGAGATGGGGTGCGAGTCCATCTCCGGCCCTTGTGTTACATTGTTACAGCCTTACAGCGGGTACGAAGACGAGTAATCAATCGTAGAATAACGCGCTGCGCTGGCGCTGTTCTGCTGCTGCAACTGAACCGAGAGCGTCAACTTGCGGACGCCAGATGTGCTTGCCGTGGTCAGATTACCCACGGTAAACTTCAGGTCATCATCATCTGCCGAAACGTGAGCAACGGCAACAGATTCGAGGTTGGTGCGATCTGCGACGGCAATCGTGTCGCCTTCAACAGACGTGTCGATGTCAGTAGAGCCAACGGTAATAACACCGTCGTCGGCGCACGATGACGCAAACGAAGCATCACAGCCAAGAGAATACTGAAGAACCTTCTGATTGGCACCGAGCTTGGCAAACTTGATAACATCGCTGTCAGCAAGGGCGCCACCATCGGCAAGCTGGAAGGTGACAGAGTACCACTGAGGCTGCTCCGAGGTAGCTCGGAGCTTAGCGCCTTGGTCGTACTGAAGGGTGGTGTAGGTAGTAGGCATTGTCTATTTACTCCTGTTTGATTAGAGGTCGGTCGCAGCGGCTTCGATACGGACGATCCAGTTCTGATTCAGAACCAGCGCAGCGTACCAGAACTTCCACGACATACCACCACGCTGAGCGTGCGGGTCTTCGTAGCTCGCCTTCGGCTTGAACACGGTAATGTTGGCCGAATCCATGCCCTTCAGGCTGGTGCAACCAAACGCATCCTGACCGAAGATCACGCCAAGGTAAACGTCCACGTTCGTGTTGTCACGGGCGCGCATACCGTTCAGCGTAGCCGAACCAGCACCATAGGCCGGAAGAGCGTGGTTGGTCAGAACAATGCGGCATTCCTCGACCTTACCAATTTCGTATTCCGAAACCGGAGTGTAGGAGCCATAGGCTTCCACCGGAAGGAACGAGTCCATTTCACGGAAGTCAGTTTCCTGAGCAACGTGGCCGAAGTAGATGAAGCTCGGAGCAACCGGCTCGGTAGCGACATTCGTGCTAGCCGGAACACGCTTGGTGATCTTGGTAGCACGGTTCATCTTCAACTGCGAAACCGCAGCGCGAACGTCAGCCAGAGTGACCGGGGTGTTGACCGAACTACGACCGGCGCCGTTAGCGTAAATCACGTTCGTACCATTCGACACAGCGTTCCACAGGATCAGTTCCTTGACGGCACCGGCCTGCTGACCAAGGACTTCCGACATCTTGTTCAGAACCGGGTCTTCGTGCGTGTCTTCAATTACATCGGTAAAGGCCATCCAATCGCCGTACTGCGACAGGGTAACGTTCACGACTTCATCTTCGTACATCTTCGGAGCCTTGGTCACACCTTCAGTGAGGGTGGTTGCCGAGACAGCCAGAGGGATTGCACGCTTCCACTTGACGGTCTGACCCTTGTTCTTCGGGACAGGCTCGTGGGAAGCGTACTGCTCAAGGAACAGTTCGTTCTGAGCGTGGGCAAGGAACTTGCCGATTACATGCCAGCCGGTACGACTAGTAATGTCGCCGTAATTATTTCCGCTAAAAGCCATTGTTTGTTTCTCCTAAATTGTGTTATCGGTAAGTGCGTTTAGCCAGATTGCTGTTATAGGCTCGTTTGAAAATCTCTTCGTCAGAGAGTTCAGTTGGAGTTGCTACAGTCTTTGCTGCTACGCCTTGTGCTTGTACTTTTCGTTCTCGTTCTTTTTGGATAGCTGCAACTTGCGGGGCAGCCTGTGGCTTGTTATCTGCCGGCTTTTCAGCCTCAGTCTTAGCCTCTTGTTCAGGTGCGCCGTAGATGGCCCGCATGTCAGCTTCGTAAAGCTGCATAATGCGATATACGCCACGAGCACTGTATCCAAGGTTCTTTACAGATTCGTCTTGGTCGTTGAACCATTGCGCGTAGGTTTCAGACGACTTGACTGCATCTAGGTTTGGCACCAGCCTGTAGAGTTCGTCACGTTCCCGACGTTCGTATTCGGTTTCTCGTTCCTCGTAAAGCGGCTTAGTAGCGGCTTCGGCTGCGAGACGTGCTTTCTCTTCGGCTTGCCGGACGGCTTCTTCAACGGAGTTTTTAAGCAACCGGGCCATAGCCGGGTCAATCTCCTGAAGATTCCGCCACTCCTCTGATTCTTCTACCTTGAGCTTTGTAGGCTCAGCGGGTTTGGTGTCTTGCTTCGGGGTGCGAAGCTGACGTTCGAGTTCTTGGGCTCGTCGCTGGAAAGCAGCAACACGACCCTCGTCACTCTTGTACTTCTGTTTCCATTCCGCAGCTTCTTTAGCACGTTCATCTCGTTCCTTTTCCAAGGCTGCGAGGCGTGCTTTAAGATCATCTACGGGGTCTTGGGCAGCTTCGCTTGCGGCCTGTTCGGCGGCGTTATCGGTTGCTGCTACTTCGGTCTGTTCGACTTCTTCAACCGGAGGTTCCTCGGGTTGGACTTCAACCTTCTTTTCTTCCTGAACCGCCCCTTTCAGGGAGGATTCAAAGGCTTGCTTGAAGATTTCATTTTCGTCAAACTGTTCGCTTAGACCTTGGTTTTCTTGTTCAGTTCCCATTTTGTTTCATTGCTCCTAAGTTGAGGCTCAATCCTGAGCGTCGGATACATCTTCCATCATTAGAATGCTGCGCCAAGCAGCGATTTTGCCCTGAGAGAACTTGACTTCTTCAAAGGACGTTGCGTTCTCAAGTTTGCTCGTTTCGTTGGTAATCCACTCTTCACAGCGGTTACGCACGTCGTTCCAATCCCGAGATGTTCGTTTTACTATCATTTTTACCAACCTTTACCTTCCTTGATTGCCTGTTCCGCTTCCACTTCCTTGAGAGCTTGGCTACGAGCTTTGATAGCCATGTCCTGTCCAGCAAGGAATCGCTTGGTGTCAAGATCAGCCGCTTGCTTCTGAAGGTCTGCCGCAATCTTGGTACGGTTCTCTTCGTCACGCGCAGCAAGCTGAGCCATTGCAGTCATGTACTCAAACTGTTTAGCCATGACCTGTGCTTCGGCTTCCTTGTCTCGGATGTCTGCGTTCCGCATCTTCTCTTCATAATCCAGTTTTGCCGCTTCCATTTCCTTCGTGGCCTTGAACTGAAGTTCCTTTTCGTCCAGTTCCAGCTTCCGCATCTTGACTTCGTAATCAAGCATTGCCGGGTCGGGCTGCGGGTTCTGTGCGGCAGCTTGCTGTTCCTGAGCAATCTGTTCATCAGTCTTGACGATACTACGGCTCGGGAGGTGCATCATCCCCAACAGTGCCTTGTAGGCGTTCTGGCGGTTAATGACCTGACCAGCCACCGGGTCTTGGGCGGCTTGCACCAGAATCTTTTCAAGGTTCTTGGCTTGCAGTTCACCGCTGCGAAGATCAGTGCTGGACTTGACATCAATCTCGAAGTCTGCCTTAATATTCGGATCGGGGTTGTACTGCATGTTCCAAGCCACCATCCAGTCAATAGCCTTTTGCGTCATCTGGTCATCCCATTGCTCGCTGTAGTAATCGAGAATGGTGGTGCTATTGGTTTGCATGATTGCTTGGGTGGTAGCAGACGGGTCACCTACGGTTGGGGACTGCAAGCCCTGAGCGAGCAACGGAACGCCTGATTCCTCTTCAGCAAAACTACGCGCAGCCTGAAGCACAGCCATAAGCTGTTCACTGTTGTTCGGCACGTTAATGTACTGAACAGCCTGCTGAGCGTTGGTGCCGTACTGAGTCGAAACCCAAATCTTCCACGGCTCAATGTCCCACTTACCGTTCTGCGGAGCAATGATGGACTTGTCGATGACCACCTGCGGTCCAGACGAAAGCTGGCTGTTTTCCAGCGCCATCTGCCAAGCGACGTTTACAACGTGCTGATTGTCAGACATCAGGAGTGGAGCGCCGATACCAAAGATACTGCCCGGATTCTCTACCCAAGTCGAAACAGCGTAAGGGACCGAGTAGGAGCCCTCGACGTTGCTGAGTTCGATACGTATGATCTTGTCTTGACAAACCCACACTTCACCGTAGTAGTGATCCAGTGGGGTATCATAGGCAGGCTCAATCCCGAGCTTCATCAAGTCGTCTTTGTAGATTGGACCGTGACGTTCAAGGACGACGTACTTGCCTTTGTACAACTCAGTGTTGTCAGAGAAGTTGGCAAAAAGGCTTTCCGTGATTTCGGATTCCTCGTCAGCCGGTCGGCGGAGGATTTCAATGATTGCTTCAGAGCGGAAGTCAGGGCGCTTACTCAGTTTCAGCAAGTCAGCCTTACCCATCGGGTGTGCTTCGATAACAAACTCTGCTTCGTCAATGCTTTGCACGGAATCGTCCGGATAAAACAACCACGGATCGACACGGATGATTGACGGCTCTTCATAGGAACTGAGAACAGGCAAAGCCGTCCCAGTGTTCGGATCGACTTCGTAACGCTTTCGGACCTTCAAACGATTCATCGGTCCTTTCAAGATACCTGTACCAAGAATTACACGGTCAGTATACGCTTTGCGGGACTGATAACCGTACTTGGAACTGGTCAACTGCTTGTAGATGACTTCTTCAAGACGCTCTGCTCGAATAGCAGCTTCTTCCGGAGTGATTGAAGATGTCTGATTTGGAAGTGCTTGAATGTCCCAGTTCTTGTCGCCACCGCCAAACTGACGCATCAAACCTTGCGCAATGGCAATGTCACACTTGCGACCGACAATGTTGATTTCCTTTCCTCGCCGGCTCTTTTCTTCACCGTAGGGCTTCTCATAGGAGTGTCCAAAAGAACCAGAGAGAGGTCCGTGGTAGAGATTGATGCTCTCGATCCACTTCATCTCCTGAACCTTGCGATTACCTGCAAGCTCCTTGAATTTGCTCTGGATACCAGCAACAAGACTACCTTCCGTTTCTTGACGGATGCGATCTAGTTCTTCCTTGATCTTGGCAAGTTCTTCCTGCTGTTCCGGAGTCAATTCAACTGCAATGACTTCAACGGAAGAAATTTCTGGCTCCATTGCCACTCCCCATGCTAGTGTTAATCGGTTTAGTGCGTGCGCGGTGCAGTTCAACAACTACATATCGAAGAGCGTCCGCGAGATGGTCGTTCTCTTTGATGACCTTGCCGTTGATGTCCCGCTTGTACGTCATGTACTCTGCTTGCAAGTTACGGCACTTTTTAAGGATTTTGAGTTTTCCAGACGAAAGTCGCTGGTAAACGTCCATGATTCCCGCTTCAACAGCGTTGTTGGCAGGAACAATCTGAAGTCCAGCTTGGATGTAAAGCGTAATCAGCTTCATTCCATCTACTTGACTGCGCCCACGAGAAGCGGGATCAATGACACCGGGCATCCAAACGCCGTGACCTTTGATTGCACCTGCGTGAACTTCAGGGCGCTGTTCGCCCATGTAATATTCGTCGTAGATGTACAAAATATCCGTATCTGGATCAAGGGCGCCCCAAACGATAGCCGTTTTGTTCCAACCTACGTCGATACCATAGATATACTTGTAGTGGCTCTTATGTGAGAAGTCATCGTTGTCAATCAAGACAGATTCAAGCGGGACAGGATACACAGAGCCAGAGCCGAGAGAGGGTTTACCCGTCATTCGAGACTCTTTCAGATGCGGCGGGGTGTCAGCCAAAAGATCAATCTTAGCTTGCTCGTCCAGCCACGGAGCGTCACTCCAACCCGCTGCTACAATTGCCTTGGTTCGCTTGTTCTTGTCAAACTCTTTCTGTTCGTCTTCGTTCAAAGCAACAGTACGCTCAGCACCACCAAGCATGTCCGATTGCTTCTCGAAGTTAAGCAGATACGGGGTCAACCCGGTAATCGGTGTGACCGTGTTAATCAGTACACCCATCGTCGTTGTCAAACGAGCGAAGGTTTCGTTGTGAACCATGTACGGTGGTTCTTCGTCCTCCCAAGCTGCGTCCAACGCCACACCCACAAAAGCGTCAATACGCTGGTCGTAGGATTTAAAACCGCAGATTGAAGGGTCACCCCAGTCATTGTAGACTTGGATGCTGTCAACACCACCCGGAACACCGGGCTTCATAATCACCTTGGCAATACGATCTTTCGGGATCATGCCTGTCCCAAAATGGCCTAGATCGCCAAGCAATTCTTTCTGCACTGTGTCGCGAACAGTCTGCCCTGTCTTACCTGCTGCCCAAATACGCACGGGCTTTTCAAACCGCTTACCTTCCCACCAATCCGGATAAAGACCATCCAGCCAAGTAGCAACAGCAAAGGCTCCGGCAATGGTTTTTCCGGCACGGTTAGCGGCTCGGAACATCACCTGACGATAGTTATTGGTGGCGTCAAAGAACAGCTTGTGCTTCTTGCAAACTTCAATACCAAACTCGGTGTTAGGCTCAAACCACTTGGCTGTGCCCATGTACTTGCGTCTGTTCAGGTACTCTTCAGCTATTTTCAGAGCGTACTGGAGTCGCACTTGGTCTGGCATCTTGTCAGGTTTGAGGATGGATTCAAGCTCTTCCATCATTTGAGCATCAATCTTTGCTTGCTCTCCTGAAAGATAGTTGTTCAGGTCATCAAGACCATCTGCACCGATGATTTCTGGCGTCATTTAGCCCTCGTCATCTCTACTACCTTGGCTCCGGTCATGCCATCAGCTTTCAAAGTCTTGGCAATCTCGGGAGCAAGACGCTCGTAAGCAGCCTTGATTTCATCCGTGCTCATCATGTCGGGGCTCTTGTTTTCAGTCGTCTCTTGCTTCTCAGCCCAACCGAAGTTGTTCTTCATGTACAGAGCGTAGATAGCACCGTTGAACTGGCGATTGTTCAGGTTCTTTCGCACTTGACCAACCCACCAAGCCTTTGACATGAGGCGACCCATCTCAACGAGCTTGGCAAAGCCTGCGGTTTCCATGTACTTGTCAAAGTCAGCTTTGCTCCACTTCATCTCGGCCATGACTTCTACATCAGTGGCTCCGGTTTCGTAAAGCTCCTTGACTTTAAGCGCCCATTCAGGCAGCGTACTGATTGACATAGTTACCTTCACCGTCCGCAATGCGGTAGTATTCAAGATCAGCAGCAGTCAAGCACTTGGCAATGGGAAAAAGTCCGTCCGGACCCATGCCGACAAGGATCGTTTCAATGTCGCCTTCCTTGTTGATTGCTTCTGCAATTCCGATTGCGTTTTTCATTGCTCCGATGTAGTAGCTTTTCAACAGTTGGGTCAGGTTTTCAACCTTGTGAGGTTCGTTGGTGAACGTCTCAAGATTGATTTCCAGCTTCTTGTTGCGATTACGCTTGTTTCCCACGTTACTTGACTCCTGTCTTCATCATTTTTGCGAGGCGAATGCTTCGGTTACCCACTTGCTTTGACCACTTGCTTTGCAGCATGTA